GAGGATGTTGGGGTGTCAGTGGTACAGTTGATATCAAGTAGATCAACTGTACCGCCTGAGCACCCCGGACCATAGCGGAGACATCGCTAGGCTTTTTTTGCGCTTTGCGCAGGTTTCGGTTCTGGCTTTTCCGGGGCCTTGGTAGCCTTCTGAGGTGCTTCCATCTCAGGGTAGCTCGGTTGGACCTCGGTGGGTTCTTTTGGATCCTGGGGCTTGTCAGGGCCGATCAGGCCCATTTCCTGAGCCGCTTGGCGGTTCTCAGGGTCATCAAGGAATTCCAGGAGCTTGCCAGGGTCGTTATCGAATTGTTTTCGAAGCTCCGCAGGTAGTCTGTGAAAGTCATCCTGGGCATCGCAGATGCGGGTTCTCATGGCGTGGTAGTCATCGTATCCGGTGAAGTTTCCGAAGTTGCCCCCGGTACGGAAGTGTGGGATGACTCCTTGAGAGTGCAGCTTGCGCATGATGGTGTTTATGTTGCAGGCATCGCGGTGTTGAGGCTCCACACGGGATTCCGTTCCCGTGGATTGGAGCACTCTTCGCGATCCGTCAGGCCGTGGCTTGATTGATCGGGTCATTGTTCACCTCTGAGTTTTCCAGAAGGTCTGCAACGGTGCAGACAAGAGTGGGGTTCTGGAGGGGTTCTATTTGGCAGGTTGAGTCATCGTAAGCGCCGCATTCGAAGATTTGGAAATCTTGCGGGTAATCGTGCATGACTGAGCCGGGCTTGGAGAATTGTGACTGGAACATTCTCGTAGCGTGACCGGTGTTGTGACAGTATTGGGGTGGGTGGTAGATTTTGGACTTGATGTCGTAGACGCTATACATTCTCAAAATCATTGTTTTCGATGCTCCGCATAAGTTTTTTGAATCGTTGGTTTAGAATCTTGTCTTTAGCGAAAAGGCGTTGATTCCGTTCTTTGATGGTTGGTGCTTCTAGGGCTATCGCACGTTTTCTCCTTTCTCGTTTAAGCTCGATCATTCTTTCCGGTGCCTGAATTTGGAACATTCTATCGTAGAATTCAGGGATTGGAAATGATTTTCCTTCGTGAGTGATGTAATCCTTTTCGTATTGCTTGGGGCCGTATTTGTTGAACCAGTAGGCCCCTATTCCTGGCATGCGTGACATGGAGATGTATTCTGGCTCGATGTAGAAACATTCGCCAGTGTCGAGGTCGGGGTGTCCAGATAAGTAGTGAATTGCGGCCTCATCGCCGTTGATCTTTTTGGTGACGTAGCGAGCGACATAGGCGGCCGATTGCCAAGTTACTTGGCCGATTGTAGAGAAGCCGTGAGGCCACAATTCTTCGAGTATTTTTGAACGATACAGGTTGTAGGCTTGCCCTCCGTTTCTCGCGGTGCTCGAAACGTTGGGGCCTCTCTTCCATAGGACCCGGTCAGGAAAGTTGAAATTGAATAGGATGGCATGGTGGTGGGGTCGTTGAAGTTGACTGCCATATTCTCCACAGTGGAAATACCGGATGGGGAACCGGTTTGTTCCCGGTATAGGTTCGTAGCCTTTGAACCTTTTTCTGAGTGACTTCATAAAGAGTTGAAAGTCACGTTGACAGATGCTTCCTTCTTCACACCTTGCTTCGCGATCGCTTATTTCTACGCCATGCTTTTTTGCGTTGTCTTGTTTGCGTTTATATTTATCGCATTTACGACATTCTTTATCAGCTAGGCTTAAGTTTTCAGGTGCGATCGTCAGGGTGAGGAAGCAGTTTTGTTCGAATAGGGATGCTTCGTGTGAGCACCGAAGTGCCCATTCGCGGGAACGTGAGATTTTGCAGGATATGCATTGGCCACAGGGGAGAGTGATTTCCGTGACGGGTTCTGTCAGAGGACGTTTGAAGTAGATGTTTGCTGTATCATTTTGGGATTTGGTCACTACCGACCGATACGCATGCAGGGGTTTGGTACATGACATATTGTCTCCGATCGTTGTTGCTGTTCAGTTGGAAAAGCGCCACCGGCCCGGACAGAAGGGAACCGGGCCAAGTGGACAGCTTCGCTGGGAAGATTAGAGCCGATAGCCCCCTCGCATGGGGGAGCCTTTGGAATTGCGACTGTTGACGCGTCGAGCCGTCCGGCTGAACAGCTTTCTGGAAGTGCGTTTTTTCATTCGCTTGCGGTAGCGCATTAGTGCTCCTTTTTCTTGGTTTTGATCTGCGGTCCGTGGAGTTGGATGATTCCAGGCCGGTCTACGCCGATCCTGGATGAGTTGTCCTCGTACACGTTGGAGTTTTTGTCGGTGCCGGTGTTACGCCATTTATCTATGGCCGAGTTGAATGCGGCTCCGACATTAGCGGATAGGCCGTTCTGTTGTGCCATGTTTGCACCGTCAACGGCCGCTTTTGCTTCTGGGTTCTTGTCATAGACCTCCTTGCCACCTTCCATATAGTCGGTGGTGATTTTGTCCTTTTTGAGTGCTTGTAGCTCGCGAGCCAGGGCGACCGCGGAGGCCGTGTCAGGGCCTCCTTGTTGCGGTAGATTCGCCTGTGACGGTGGAGCAATGGCGGCTCCTTTGCCGCCAGCGGAGAGTATGGGGTTAAGGCCAGCGCGTTTAAGGTCGGCAACTTCCCATTGATGGGCGTTGTTGGCGACTTCGCGTTGCCAATCGCGTGAACGTTGCTCAGCACGTTTAGCTTCGTACATATTGCGTTCGAATTTGACCGCATCGACGATGGCTGAGACTACTGCTCCTTGCCACATGATTTATCCTTGGGAAAGTGTAGATGTAAGTAATGAAGCTCCGTCATGTCGTCTTTACAATCAGGACATTTTGGTACGTTTTTCATGAGTTCAATTAAACGGTCCTCGATCTCATTTAGCAGGTTTTGGACAGGGTCCGACATACGATGTCTCCTTAAAAAGTGGTTAATATTATCTTACCTATCATACCAGAATCTTTCTATTTGTCAAGCATTAAGTATCAGGACATTCTGGGTCTAGAAATGATCGATTAGGCCAGGCACGCTATACATCGGCATGGGCCTTGTGGTTATGCAGTTGAAGTATCCGTCGAAGACGAAGTAGGGTTCGGCGGGTACAGCGAGGCATCGATCGATTGGGGGATCATCTTCGATGAAGTCCGAATTGAGTAACGGTAAGGTTGCGAAATCCTGTGACAGATGCCAGACATCGAGAGAAGTAGCATAGTCGGATCTGAGCTGGCCGGTGATTTGACTGGGTTTGTATCTGTACTCGGCCCAGCGCTCCTGGTAGCCGAAGACGTTGTCATCTGCGGCTGTGCCCTGCGCCCAGATTTCGCTGTTGAGAACTTCCTGTTCTCCGAGGTTGCTGAGTGCCGGCCAGTAGAAGTCGTATTTTGTTTGCCGTTGCCAGAGCTTGTTGAGTGTTTGCTGGTAGGTGAGGTCTGCGCGTACGGATGCGAGACCGATTATGTAGGAGTGTTCGACGAATGATTTCGTGAATCCCACTCCGCCAGCAGCGTGATAGCCAATAGCCGCAAGGTTCCCTTGGGGAGTGTTCGCGTCGGTTTCTGATGTTTGTGGTACGGCTGAGATGTTGACAGGCCGGGAGCCGCCGCCGAGGTATTCGGGGCGTTGCAGTCGTGCGTCGGGACTGGTGACGCGAAAGTGACTTTTGAGGATTTCGGTGTATCTTGTGCCACCCCTGGCATCCCGTTCGAGCATTTTTTGAAGCTGGAAGGCTTCGCGTAGCGAGTTGATTGTGGCTGCGGTGGCCGAGCTTAGGTCGGCATAGATTCCGGGATAGCCACTGTTGTCGGGGTCTTCTTCGATGAGGTAGGCGTTATCGGGCTGGGCGTTGTTGATGGTGCTGTATCCAGCGTAGACGACGGAGGAACTTCCTCCGGTTTCATAGACGGCCGAGCCGGTGGTTCCCCAGATTTGTGTTCCTTTTCCGATTCCGACGACTGGGGCATGTTCTCCGAGTGGGACTTCCACTTCAGTTCCAGTTTTATTCGGCCAAGGGAGACATGAAGTGAAGTAGTCGTGTCGTTTTCCACGACGGAGCAGCTCGAAAGAGGCAGCAGTGTCAGGACCGTCGTCAAGAGGACAATAGACGCTATCTTGTAGGTTTTCATCACGGAACCAGGAATTCCAGATAAGCGAGTAACATCTGAGGGGGAGTGCATTGGCTTCAATTGAGACTCCGATGGGAAGGCCGAAGTAGTCCTGTATGCTTTCGGCGGTGAAGGATGCTGCTGTGGTGATGGGGACGGTGTAGTCGATCGAATCTGTGGGATCGTCTTGTTCGCCCATGAATCGTTGCCAGTTGTTCCATACCAACCGATTTGGGACCGCGAAGAAGAAATAGTCAATAAAAATATTGTCCATCACCGGGACAATTGGGGTGGCCAGCCGGGCTATGGCGGTGAGGTTGACTTTGAAGGTATCGCCGGGAAGAGCTTCATCGACGAAGATGGGATAGAGAATCCCCCCTTCTTTAAGGGTGGTTTTGTAGCCGTGGGATCGATTGAAGGTTGAGCGTTGGATGTCGGCGTGTGGGATTTGCGAGAAATTGTGCTTCATCACACTGGGGCGTTTAGAAGATTTGGAGAACATATTTGGGCCTTTCGAGGATGTTGGGGTGTCAGTGGTACAGTTGATATCAAGTAGATCAACTGTACCGCCTGAGCACCCCGGACCATAGCGGAGACATCGCTAGGCTTTTTTT